GGCGCATCGCGGCCTGGAAAGAACTGCTTGCGCTGGCCCCGTCAGCCCAGGCACAACCCGCCGACGCTGGTGGCGAAAGCTACTGACCTTGGCATGACACACAGGAGTGCATGACGCATGGACGAGCAACAACAGCAGGAACAGCAGGCTCAACAGCAGGCCGAGGCCCGTGCTCAAGAGGAGGCCGATTTCCATCGCGCCTTCGCTGAGACGTCCGGCACCGAGCCCCCCGCATCCACTGCAGCGCCCGTAGGTGCTGCGGCCGAGCAGGGCGGCAAGGAAGCTGTGACGCAAGAAGCCAGCGAGCAACAGCAGGAGGAGGCCACGGCCGCCGCCGGCACTGAGGGGCAGCCCGCCCAGCAGCAGCCGGCCACGACCGAGGAGGACGACCCTGTGGAGTTCGCCGGCCTCAAGCGCAGTGAGCTGCGCCGCCTGCTGGACAACGCCGCCGAGGTGGATGCGATCAAACGCCAGTTGGACAAAGCACACGGGAGCATCGGTGATCTGCTGCGCAAGTCGCAGCAACCCGCTCCTGCGGCCCCAGCAGCCCCGGCGCCAGCAGCGGCGCCCGAGTTGCCGCCCGAACTGAAGCAGTTGGAGCAGGACTACCCCGACGTCGTGCAGTTGGTGCGCCACATGGTTGCAGGCCAGCAACCCCGCCAGGAAGCCCCACCAGCCGAAGCGCAGCAACCCGTGGCCACGGGCGATGCGCCGCAGGAACAGGCCGGGCCCGATCCCATGGCGTTGGAGATGGCTGTGCTGGACCGCATGCACACGGGCTGGCGCGAAAAGATCAGTTCGCAGGAATTCAACCTGTGGCTGAACGCCCAAGGGGAGCAGGTGCAGCAGGAGTTCGCCGAAGCGGCCACGGCCGACGGCATGGGCTCCTTGCTGGGCAAGTACGAGGCATGGACCACCGCCCGCACCACCGCCGCCGACAAGGCCGCGAAGGGGCAGGCACGGCTCAAGGCTGCCGTCACGCCCAGCGGCAACGCACCGCGCCCCCAGGCCGCGCCCACTGAAGAGGAAGAATTTTTGGCCGCCTTCCAGGCCACCATGGGCCAGCGCTGAGATAGCCAGGCCCGAAGGAGAACATCATGGCTCAATACGAAAGCGGCAACCCGGCGCCGCGGATCGGCAAGATCAAGGGCGACATCCTCGCCCACGCTGTGGCGAGCGAAGTGCTGGGCATCACTGGCCAGCAGCGCGCGCTCCCCAAGAACCAGGGCAAGACCATCGTGCACCGCCGCTACCTCCCCTGGGGCGCAGCGAACACGGACTGGAACACCCGCAACCGGCCGCAGGCCAATCCCGTGGCCCACGAGCTGACCGAAGGCGTCACGCCCGGCGCCGACACGTTGGTGCCGCAGGACATCCAGGTCACGCTCAAGCAGTACGGCTGCCTCTACCAGCTCACCGACCAGACGGTGGACACGTACGAGGACGACGTGCCGGCCGAGATGAAGAAGCAGTGCGGCGAGCGCATTGCCCTGGTGCGCGAGATGATCCGCTACGGCGTGCTCAAGGCCTGCACCAACGTGTTCTATGCCGGCGGCGGTGCCAGCCGCGCTGCCGTGAACGCGAAGATCAGCCTGAACCTGCTGCGCAAGATCAGCCGCAATCTGCAGGCCAACCACGCCAAGCGCATCACGGGCATCCTGTCACCCTCGGCGATGATCGCCACCAAGCCCGTGGAAGCCAGCTACCTGGTCTTCGTGCACACGGACGCGGAGGCCGACATCCGCGACCTGCAGGGCTTCGTGCACGTCAGCGCCTACGGCAGCCGCAAGCCGGTTCACACCCAGGAAATCGGCTCCTGCGAGAACTTCCGCTTCATCACCAGCGCGGAACTGGCGCCCTATGCCGGCATGGGTGTTGCCATCGGCAGCACGGGCCTAACGGGCACGACCAACGTGGACGTCTACCCGTTCATCATGGTCGGCGAGGACGCCTGGGGCCAGCTGGCACTGCGTGGTTCCGACTCCATCGACCCGACCTACATCCCGCCCGGGGTGAAGGACAAGAGCGACCCGCTGGGCCAGCGCGGCTACGTGGGCGCCAAGTTCTACATGGCCTGCACCATGCTCAACGAGGGCTGGATGGCGGTGGCCGAAGCGGGTGTTACTGCCCTGTAAGCCGATAGGCGAACCACCCCGGAGCTGCCGCTGCGCCGCCTCGGGGCTCTCTCTCCAGACTGAAGAAGGGCCACACCATGGCAACCACCCCCCGCAAGAACGAAACGGACGCCACCAACGAGTACCTGGGCGCCACGCCTCCCATGGAGTTCGGCATCGTGCCCGACTTCTCGGCTGAGATCATAGACACCCCGGTGACGCTCAAGGACGCCGAGCTGGAAGCTTTCATGAATGAGCCGGTGATGGTCACCGTGCTGTCCGGTGGCCGCGACAACGAGGCACCGTTCGTGCAGGTCTCGGTGAACGGCGTCATCCAGATGTTCCGCCGCAACAGTCCCATCGTGGTCAAGCGCAAGTTCGTCGAGCGCCTGGCCCGCGCCAAGGAGACTGGCTACGACCAGGAGCTGGACGACCGCCTGGGCGAGCGCATGAACGTGGTGCAGCCCATCAACAGCCTGCGCTACCCGTTCCAGGTGAACCGCGACGACAACCGGCTGGGCCAGGCCTGGCTGCGCTCCATCCTCGCCTCCTGACCTGAAGGCCCGCCATGAACCTCCAGGAGATGATCCAGCTGTATCGAGCCCAGGCCGACGACGGCCAGCCCGATCCGCTGTGCCGGGACCCGATCCTGATGATCTACGCCAACGAGGCCCAGGAGGAGGCGTGCCGCCGCGCCCAGCTGCTGCGCGATTCCACCTCTCCCATGTGCAAGGTGGAATTCGCAGCGGGCGACGAGTCCGTGGCCCTGGCGCCGCAGGTGGTGCGCGTGCTGCGCGCCTTCGTGGCCGGCCAGGCTGTCGAAGTCCTCAACGTGGAAGAGATGGACTGCGCCATGCCGGGCTGGCAGTTCCAGGAGCGCCAGGACGTGCCGCAGCGCTTGATCACCGGCATGACCACGGGCCGGCTGCACCTGTGGCCCACGCCTGCGGCGGCTGGCGAGATCCGGCTCACTGTGCAGCGGTTGCCTCTCAAGCCCCTGCGCTGCGACATCGACAAGCCCGAGATCCGCCCGGAGCTGCACAAGGCCCTGGTCGAATGGATGCTCTACCGGGCCTACAGCACCCAGGACACCGAGCTCTACAACGATGCCAAGGCCGCCGTCTGCCTGCGCCGCTTCGAGGAAGAGTTCGGGCGCAAGGCCAGCGGGCGCAATGAAGAGTGGGTGCGGTCGCGCGAGGTGGCTGTCCCGGGGCCGCTGGCTTGATCTGGAGGATGCAATGCTGAATTTAGACTCATTCCCGCGAATCAACCTGGAAACGTTGCTACAGCTTTCGCTTCCTCTTTCGTTTTGATAGGCATGAGTCATTGCTGATGTTACGCAGGCTTCCGTCGCAACTTGTCCAAAAATGATCTTGGGCTAAGATTCGGGTTGACCTTTGCATCAACAAAGTGAAATCAGGCATGTATCAATACTTGTATTTGAATGGCTCCGGTAAAGATCCCGTACTTACGTCGGAAAGGATATTGGCTGCAAATGGTTTTGATGAAAGAGACAAGGAGGACGTAAGTAATTGCAAATATTCTAAACTTCCTTCTGATAAAAAAAGATTTCTATATAAATATCGGGTATTGGATGCATGTGATGCTGCATCAATGCAGAAGATGAGATCCCTTCTTGTTATGGAAGAGGTTTGGTTTGCTAGAGCATCGACGTTTAATGATGTTCTTGAAATGGATTTTGAGATCCCTGTGCCAGGGGTGTCGGCGTATAGAAAGGGTGCAAGGGAAAATGCATCTTTGCTAAATCAGAAGAAGTTGTCTCCTGCTAAGCGCATAATAAAAAAGCAATCAGCACTTAGGAAAGCGCCAGAAATTTCTCAAGAGTCGAACGAGTTAATTAGACGGCAAATTGACAGTGGGCTGTCTTTTTATTGCTTAAGTGAAGACCCGAGGAATGAGTTGCTGTGGGGACTATATGCTGATGGTAGCAAAGGGGTTTGCGTGCAGTTTGATGCAAAGAAAGACCCATTTCTCTTGGTTGCTGAGAAGGTAATATATCAGCGAGAAAGATTGAAGGTGGAAGTTTTTTCTGACGCAAGAGATCGCCCAAAACCATATTTACACAAGAGCAAAAAATGGGAATATGAGAAAGAATGGAGAATTCCTCTGTTGGAAGCGCACGGAGTAGTGAGGCTGGCCAGTAATTCAATATCTCGCGTAATATTGGGTGCGCGAGCGGATGCAGCCACCAAAGCCGCAGTAATGCAGATGAATCACGAAAGAAAGGCGCGTGGATTGATGCCATTCAAGATATATCGCTCCATAGGGGGGCGGCTTGAACGTGGATTCCGAGTCGAGGCACTGGCTAATTAATGCCGCCGCCGGGGCCGTCCCTCCCTTGGGGATTTACTCTTAAAGTCTTGGAATCGCACACTGCCATGAAGCAACCAAGGAACGCTCATGGCCACCACCATCCTCGAAGCATTGCGGCGCCAGAACGGTGAAGAACCGTATGCGCCTGCATCCTCCAACGTGACGCACGGCGCTGCCTTCGGCGTCTACCGCCGGCCCGAAACCGCAGGCACCCGGCCGGGCATGATGCAGCCCTATGCCGCCACAGGCCCGCGCTCCTTCGAGCCGGCCAAGAGCCTGGATGCCGGCGGCATGCGCATGGACGCCACGACCGATCCGCGCTCGCTGACCTTCGGCGGCGCCACGCCCCAGCCTGCCAGCGCATATCCAGGAGTGGGCTACCGGCCCCCAGCACCGCCTGCTGCGCCTGCGACAGCACCGACAGCTGCCCCGGGAAGTCTGGCGGCTGCTGCACGGGCACAGGCACCGTCTGCCGACTTCTCAGCGGTGAACGACTTCTCCCAAGCGCCGAGCACCACGCCCACGCCTGCTGCCGCGCCAGCACCCGCTGCAGCACCGGCCACCACCTCCAACGTCTCCCGCATCGGCAACAGCTACTCCGGCACCAACGTGGCGGGGGACATCTCAATCAACGGCTCCGCGCCGCGTGGCTCGGTCACTTCGCTGCCCGCTGGTGCGACGCCCTCTGGCTTCGGCGGTCCCCTGGTCCAGGCCGCAGGCATCAGGCCCTGGGGCAGTGACCGGCCCGGCTTCAGCATCATGGACAACCCAATGGTGGCGCGTGCCCTGAGTGGCGGCCCCAGCGCACAGAACATGGGCGCAGCCGACAACCTGGCCGCACAGGGCAACATCGAATCCATGGCCCGCCTGCGTGCCTCGGGCCAGATCGCCTCACCCGGCCCTGGCCCCTCCATGAGCCTGTCCGGTAGCACGCTCGGCATCCGCCGTGCCCCAAGCATCGTGGCGTCCGAGCTGGGCGCTCAGCGGGGCTTTGACCGTGCCGAGGGCCGCGACCCCGCATCCCTGCAGCGCGCCACCTCCATCTACCAGGCGCTGCTCCAGCAGCAGGGGCAGAACCAGCGCGCCGGCATGCAGGCCGGGCTGGACCAGCAGCGGATCAACATGGATCGGGAAACGCAGGGCTTCACGAACCGCCGCCAGAGCATCGTGGAAGCGCTGCGCAATCAGGTGGCGCAGGAGCCGGACCCGACCAAGCGCCGCAGCATCGTGCAGTACATGCGGGACGTGGAGGGCGCGCAGACCCCCAGTGATTGGGATGTGAAGGTCACGCCGACCACGAAGAACGTCGATGGCTCAACCACCATGGGCAGTGTCATCCGCCACAACAGGGCTACGGGCCAGGTGGAGCAGGTGCCGATGGGGCAGGGTGGGCAGCAGGCAATTGATCAGAACCCTCAGGCCATTTCCATCAGGAACGATAGTTCGCTGTCGAGGGAGCAGAAGGTGGAGGCACTGCGAAAGCTGGGCTACTCCTGAGCGGTTTCAGCGTGACGGGCGGCCGTCGAGAAATCTGTCGATATCGCTCTGGTCATACAGCCGCCGGCACGCCATCCCAATCAGCTCCGCTGCCCTGGTACTACGCGTGTCTCCGGCCTTCTTCGCTGTGCACTCTGGCCCGGACTTGAACCCCAGCATGCCCCGGCCATCTCCCTGGGGCACGGCCTGAATCCCGCCCGGGTGCTCAGCGCTGCAGACCTGGAACACTGCCTGGGCTGCGACATCGTTCTGCGTGCCCGGGAGCTTGTCCAGCAGGCAGGTGGCCATGTTGGCGGCCAGGGCGGGGGCACACAGGAAGAGGGCGGGGAGGATGAGGAGGGGGCGCATGGGCGGAATATGGCAGGCCAGTTTGTTACTTCTCGGCGGACGTGTCTGGCTGTGGCTGCTCACCAGCCTCGCGCTTCATGCGCGCTTCGTGCTCTTCCAAGTTCGCCACTGCAGCTGGTGCGACGAGCTCAAAGTGAGCCGTGATTACCTCCCTCAGCCGCTGCACCTCGTGTTCCACACGTTCCAGGGCATCACCAGACGCAGGCTCATCACCAGGAGGCGCCGCAAAGCTGTCCTGCAGACGGACCACGATTTCAGCGTTCAGGGAGCGCCCCGCCTCGTCGGCGGCGACGCGCAGTCGGTCCGCAAGTTCGGCAGGAAGGCGGAATTGGCTTCTGTAAATATCGTTCACGTCACTATCTTGACACTACACCTTGCAGTTCGTATAGTGACTACGCGTCACTAAAGGAGCACTTATGGAAATTTCAATCGGCAAGGTCGCCCCCTTCGGCCTCCGCCTTGAGCCCGAACTGAAGGCATGGGTTATCGAGCAGGCGAAGAAGGATCGCCGAAGCGTCAACAGCTGGCTGACGCTGTTGATCGAGAGAGCGAAAGAGGGCGGGCATGAGAAATCGTAGACCGCAAAAAGGAGACGCCCCAGGAGGTAGGAGTCCTGAGGCGTCGAGTGACACAACCAATTTGGAAGTGGAAAGTATCGTGCGCGATTCTACTCAAGCCGGCGCAAGCCGAGTCATCACCGCACCGTTCCACGGTGCGCAGCTCTACGTCGTGGAGCACGAGGGGCAGCCGTACACACCCATGAAGCCGATAGTCGAAGGCGTGGGGGTGAGTTGGCAAGGCCAGCATGGAAAGCTATCGGCCAACAGCGAGCGCTGGGGTGTCAAGGAAATCTTGATCCCTTCTGGCGGCGGCATGCAACTGATGGTGTGCCTGCCTCTTCGAAAGCTCGCGGGGTGGCTGATGACGCTCAGCCCCAACAAGATCAAAAACACCCTGGTTCGCTCAAAGGTTGTTCAGTACCAGAACGAGTGCGACGACGCCCTCTGGAAGTACTGGAACGATGGTGTCGCCGTGCGCAGCCCGAAGGAAGATGGGGACAAGCGCAGCAACATCCAGGACCGCCTGCCGCTGTACCACTTCGCCGTCGAGGCGATGGTCAAGCATCGGCTGATGTTCTCCAAGGTCTACGCCTTCTTGAACCTATACGCCGGGTCGCTCAGCTTCCGGGAGATGACTAAGGCCCAGTCTGCCGAGGTAGCTGACTTCTGCGACCGCTTCATGCTCGGCCAGGACACGCGCAACGACTGGCAGCGCATCACCGACAACCAGGCCAAGCTGCACGGTGAGTCCCCGCAGCTGGACATGGTGCAGAAGCTGCTGCTGTCGTAAGCAGCACCACAAAGGAGAAGCCCCGCCGGGTGGAGCCGGCAGGGCCTGCAAGGCGAATCAATTGAGCGATCAAAGGATTCAACATGGATACTACAGCAACAGCCCAGATCCAGGCAACGCGCGGAGCCTCAACCCGAGACCTTGCCAACGCCATCGAAATGATGGACGGCCTTTCACAAGACGGCTTCAACCAGATCATGTCCATTGCCAGCTTGCGCTTCTGTCCTTGGAGACTCCAGCAGGAAACCGCAACCTTGCCCCGCTTGCTCATGCGCTGGAACTGATGGCCGCCCATGCGCAGGACACCATGAACTGCATCAATACGCACGCTGAGAGCGTCGGCCATCCGTGGCGCGATGAAGCACATGAGCGTCGCTGCCGAGCGGCGCGAGAAGCAGCTCTCCACTCCTGAACTACAAGGCCCGCTCTGCGGGCTTTTTGACATTCGATGGGTACTGTCGCAAATCTATGGAGAAGTGTGTGGACTGAGTCCTGTTATTGTGAGCTTTGCAAACAGTCGCAGCGCAGCGGCGGCTTCAACCCAGTATAGTCGCCGTGTTACATCTAACTAGGGGGATGCGGGCGTGGCAGATTCGATTTTCTTGAACGGAGTTGTCCTTGGAAATTATCGTGGGGTCGGAAATGATATTCAGTTTGTTTCTGGTTTCGGGCAGTTCAATTTCTTTATTGGACCGAATAATTCCGGAAAATCAACAGTGCTGTATTTCATCGCAAATCTAGCAAAGGACATTGCGAACGGCGGTGGTATAAATGTTTTCAATCAAAAGTTGAAAGAATTGGATATCAGGGCGGGTGCTACTAAGCGAGATGTGGTCATCGGTATTGGGGTAAAGGCAGATGAATGGTATGAGAATATAAGAATGAATGTTACCGCTTTTGCGGATGGATATGCCGGCCAGTCTGCACTAAAGAGTCTTCTTCTTCAACTCTCAAAAGACGATTTGCTATGGATGGAGAGAGACCCTGCCACTAATGCACTTTCGATAGGGATTCGGCATAAGAGTGGTCTCGAAATGAGAGAGATGCTTAGTCGAACGGATTGGCAATTGATCTATAGCGGGTTAACTGGAAGATCTGCAAGTTTTAGTGACGTTCTGATTCGTTCAATTATGGAGATTATTTCACCTCAAATTACTCCGAATTTGCCGGAGATATTATTTATCCCAGCTATTCGTGAAATAGGCGCCAGCGAGAACGGGTTTAAGGATTTTTCTGGAAAAGGGCTAATTCGAGAGTTGGCCCTGCATCAGAATCCAATCGCCACAGAACGGTATAGATTTGATATTTTTGAAAAGATCAACTTTTTCTTGAGTTCAGTTATAGAGGTGCCAAACTCGAAAATCGAAGTCACCCATGGGCATGATCAAGTACTAGTTCACATCGAGGGGAAAATTCTTCCCCTTGAGAATCTTGGAACGGGAATACACGAGTTAGTGATGTTGGCTGCTTTCTGTACTATGAATGATGGAAAAATTATATGTATAGAGGAGCCTGAGATACATCTTCACCCTGTTCTTCAGAGACGGTTTATTAGATACTTGGAGTCCAAAACAAGTAATCAATATTTCATAGCAACTCATTCTCCCAGTTTGATCGACTTTCCGGATTCTTCGGTTTATGCGGTCAGCGTAAAAAACGGTGCCACGTACATTTGTAAGGCTAAGGGGGATAATGAAAAATATGATCTACTCAGAGATCTTGGTTACAGGGCTTCAGATATTCTTCAAGCTAATTCTGTGATATGGGTTGAGGGACCATCTGATAGAATTTATTTAAATCATTGGATCTCATCAGTGGAGCCGAGTTTTAGGGAGGGAATCGAGTATTCAATTATGTTTTATGGTGGGCGACTGCTTAGCCACCTATCTGCCGATTTCACCCATATTGAAGAAGACGATATTAGAGCTTTAATTGAACTGAGACGGCTTAATGTTAATCTTGCCGTAATAATGGATAGTGATAAGAAGAGCAGCAAGGCACCCACTAATGCCACAAAAAACAGAATTTGCCAAGAAATCGGGGATTATGGAGTCGCGTGGTTTACCGATGGTATAGAGATTGAAAATTACATTGAATCTGATTTGATGACTGCTGCAATTAAATCGGTCTATAAAGATAGGTTTAAGGAGAGAAAAAAAATTGGAAAATTCGATCATGTACTGCCATTTGTCGCAGCTGACGGAACGGACATGGAAAAGGTCGACAAGATTGCAGTCGCAAAAGTGGTTTGTCAGCATCCCGCTGATTTAAGTGTTTTTGATCTCGGTGAAAAAATAACGAAGATCGTGAGCATGATTCAACGTGCGAATAGCCACTGAGTAAGAGAATTAGCCTCCGCCCAGGGTTCGCACGATTCAGCTCCGATGCTGACACTGGGGCATGGCACATCTCCCCATCCTCATCCTCTCTGGTGCGCTGTTCCTGGCGCTTGTCTTGGTCTGCGTAGCCGTGCACGCGGCGCATCGTGCGAGAGCTGCGGCGCGGCGGGCTCAAGCAGGCGCGCGGCCTGACCAAGCGAGGAGCGTTCACACGAGCTTGGACGATTTCGCAAGGTCTGGCATCAACTGCCTTGCAGTGAGGCCAGCCAAGCCGCCTAAATGACGCCGCCGTTCGTAGGTTCAAGCATCACAGAGGCGCGGATGCAAACGGGATCGCCATTGGCCTCCAGTTCGGCTTTGGCCGCGTTCACCGCTCTCCGAAGCTGCTCTTGGGTCATCTGGCCATCATCTATCAGCACCTTGATCAACTGAATCAGGAGCGTGCGCGTCGAGAGAATCGACGCTCCAAAGTTCATATCTCTCTCGTAGAGTTCCTGATCGTTCATTTTTCGCCCTTCTCGGGATGGTTGTGTAGGAGCACCCATCGTAGACCTAGAGGGCCATTCTTCTTCCAATTTCCCACAGGGATCAGGCCGCATGGCCGTCGTCGTTTATGACCTGGCTAGGCCGCGGCGTGACGCACGTCAAAGCAAGTAGGGAAAGCGATTCCCGCGCTACAGCCAAGCGCAGGGCTAGCATGGCCTCATCACAACAAGGGGGCCTCTCCATGAAAATCGCATTCCTCGCAATCGCCTTGGCAGCAGCTACGTCGGCACAGGCCGGCGACCTGTTGCCAAGCCAAGGTTCAGGCGCTACGTTCGCCTCGGGCAAGTCCGCTGCGTCGTCCCTGTCCTTCGAGGCCGCAGGCCGCAAGGGGAGCAAGCGCGTCGGCGGCTCGGGCAAGAGCGGGAAGGGTGGGCGCTACGTGGGTGGGCGCAAGTAGGTCTGGCCAGGTTCTGTACGGGCCCGCTTCGGCGGGCTTCGTCGTCTCTAAACCCAGCCCTGCGCCAGAAGCCCATCACGTACGTTCGCCTGCAATCCAGTTCTGATTTGGGCACAGCATTTCGGCAGCTGCGGCTGATGGCGAAGCTTCTGTCGCCGGTGCGGCAATGGCTGCAGCTCGTAGTTGCCAAGGCAGGGTGCGGTGCTGCTTCGCCATGAGCCAAATCGCCGCAGCTATCGCAAGCGCTCCCAAAATAAGCAGGGCCAGTGCTCCCGTAGGCGACCACTGGGGTTGTTGGTCGCTGTCCTGGCCCGGCTTGCACTCATCCATGTGGACCCTCTGCCGAATTGGCAACGGCAGGAGTTATTGATACTCGCATGTCATTACACCTCCATTGGTTAAATGTGAGCGCATGCTACCGTTCTTTCGGTTCTTGTACCAATATGTATCTTCTCCCAGGCTGTGAGGCCGTACAGGCGGCAATCAGCATGCCCACCCAGCCTAGGCCAACCCCTACCTCGTCATCTCGTTTTGGACGGCACAGGTGCGGTACAACAGGTTCAGAGTTTCCCTCGCTCAGTCTTTCCTCAGGGTGCTGCCATGCCAGATTCAATCCAAGCCCCATGCCCCCTGTGCAATCTCCCGTGTATTGCCTATCTCGAAGACTATGGAAAGTGGATGCACTTTTCCTGCCGCTGTTGTCGCGAACTGAAGGTGAGCAAGATGGTGATCAGCAAGCTCCGTGCTGAATCCAATGACGTGCGCGAGCAGCTGTCGCAGCAGGCTCGCGCGTTGGGAGAGGGGGAATACCTCCACATCGCTGCAACGGATCAGAGTTCGTTGCAGCCCCGAGGGCAATCTGCCTGGACGGCTGAGGTGCGGACGCGACCGGTCTGATCCGTACTTTTGAAGGCCCGTGAGCGAGGTTCGCACACCCTAAGTCCACACAGGCAAGCCCGGAGTTTCGTGACCGGGAACGCTATAACTGCTACTATCGATTCACCAAAGGCCGGTACCTACAAGCGAGAACATGGTGCCGGTGCCGCCCGCAACCTCCCCCTGGCGCGGGTCCCACCTGGAGTGGGATTAAAGAGAGCCTCGCATGCGACAGCCTCCTTCGGGAGGCTGTTGTCTTTTCAGGCTTTGATCTTCCGGCCCTCGTAGGTCGCCAGCAGCAGCACGTCGAGGTTGACCTTGCGCGCCTTCCGAAGCTTCGGGGTCAACTCCTCCACCACGTAGGCCGACTGCACCCGGAGCAAGAGGCGTTTTCGCCTGTCTTTGTCCTTGGTCACGGCGAAGAAAACGCCGTAGTTGACCGTCCTGCCCTCTGTGTCGGTCGCTGTGAAGATCGCATAGTTGCTCGAGGGGCCGTCCAGCACGCGGATGTGTTGATTCCTCAAGAGCCCCTCAAGCCCGGGGAGCAACTCTCGGGACAGGCGCCAGCGCTCTGGATTCAGGACGCGGCGGATGTGCCCCTCCATGAAAATCTCTTCCGCTGGCACCGAGGGGCGGTTGTCCCTCTTCTCTGCATGCGTGAAGCAATGGCACGAGAAGAGCACCACGACATCAACGGTCAGATCGGGTTTCAACACTGCCCGAAAAGCATAGGGGTCCAAGTACGACAAATCCCACTCCGCGCCGTGACAGATGACGTTCGGAAACCGATGTCCGCGTGCGACATCGTCATGCTGAGCGATGAGGGTGGTCTCTTGGTTCATGTGCGTGTCTTTCGATTGCCATGAAGGATAACGGTGAGACCTCGCCTGTGTAGAGGGTGCAGCCGCGTAAATGGCCGCTGGAATGTGTGCCTGCAGGTTTGACAACGTCTTTTTCAGGCGCGGTTGCGTGGTCAACATGGGCACGAAGTCGTCGTTGACGCTTATGGGGAAGCCGCAGAAGAAGCTGAACTTGCCCAGAAAAATGTGGAGCAAGCGGCCCGGTTTCGGGCAGAGCGGGCGCACCGCCTCATTACATCCGCGTTGGCGAACTTCAGGATGTGGTCATCCATGCCAGGGCTTTGCCACGCCCCCGCCCAGGGTTCGCGCGATCCGCCATGGGCAGGGGCATCCGACGGGTTGCAACTACGATATAACTACGCAGTCGCGCCTGCGGGTTCGTGGATTGAAATTCCCTCATCATCACCATCATCACCATCATCTCCATCGCACTGGTCGCGCCCCGCATGGGCGCGTGGGTTGAAACCAAGCTGAATACGAGGGTTCGATTCCCTCTACCCGTCGCGCCTATCGCGGGCGCGTGGATTGAAACAGGTAGGCCAGCGCGATGTCGCCGGCCGAGCCGTCGTCCGCCTCGCGGGGCGCGTGGATTGGAACCTCTTGTGAGCTGGCCCTGGTGGGCCATAAAAGTCGCGCCCCGTGTGGGTGCGTGGACTGAAATTCCTTTTAGATCACGTTTACGTCCCCCAGTGGGAGTAGTCACCTTACTTGAGGTGTCGCGGATGCGGTGGGAATCACTTCTGCTGCACCATCGTTCGGCCCGCACCTGCGGGTTTTTCTTCGTCTGCGCGTACCCCCTACAGGGTTCGCCTGCCTCGGTCTCTATGGCGAGACTGGGGCATGAGCCAGATCGACAGCTTCCTCAATGGCGGCCCAGCCGCGCAGCCTGCCACCAGCAGCCAGATTGATGCCTTCCTTGGTGAGGGCGGCAAGGGCGGCACCCTCTCCGACCTCGGCAAGTCCGTAAAGGCCGGCGTCCAGCGGCTGCCGGGCATGGTCACGGGCCTGGCTGACCTGCCTATCGCCCTGGCCACTGGCGCGCGCCCCGTCACTGCGGCGGC